TGAAAAGATTAAAGATACCCTCTAAATAGAGCTAGGGGTGCCCTGTCGGAATCAAAAGAGATCCTTCGTTAGTAGGCAGCGTTCCTAGGTAAGGAGAGAGATTGGTAATTTTAGGGGTATGAGTTAGAGAGTGACAGACAAATTTAACGGCACAAACTGATAAAGGGCGTGATTAAGCGCGCAGTCGGGGTTGAATCCTACAGTTCGTGATTTACGCATTTCGCGTTATAATAATAGGTTTAGACAATAGACAAATGAGAACAAATAAAAAGTACACAAAAGGATGAAAACATGGTCTAGAGGGCAGCCTGAGTCCATTGCTGGAACCACTCAGCTTCATAGTGATCGTAGTCGGGCAGTATGGTCGCTTCGTCTACTTTCGCTAGGCAGTGGGTGAGTTCCGCGCGCAAAGTGCTGTAAAACTTCCTTCCATAGTGATATGAGAATCGGAGGGCGTCAGTAACGTTTAGGCGTAGTTGGTAGCCTGGGTCAAGACTGACAGTAACCCAATTTACTAGCTCAAATATGGTGTTTGGATCAATAGGAGCTAGTATGCGGTCGGGGAATTCTTTATGAGGATAAAATTTACGTTTAAGAAAGGTAAGAGAATCGATAGAATCAAATCGTGTCATATTCAGGCTTTTAGAAGCATCAGTATATTTAATACCGTAGCGAGCAAGATACTCAGCTACTGTAACACGATTCCAATAGGAAAGAATGTGGTCGGGCGCGCTCTGAATATTATCATCTCCAAAACATGAATCTCGGACAAAGTCTCTAAAAACTTGCATGGTAGCAAGTCGAGCTTGTCTTTCAGACATGACACCAAGGTAAGATATACGAGTATAAATCGCTTCAGTGAGAGTATTGAAGTTTCCAGTAAGATTGACACCGGAAGGATCTCCAATATGTTTTTGGATGATGAATTCAGAGAGAGAAGTTAGGTGAAGTCGGTAATTTGGATCAGAATGAAATGGATCAGGGCCTTGTTGCCTTAGCTCTTCTCCAGTGTAATTACTCCGGGTATGTATCATTTCGTCAATGAGTGTATAACGTACTAAGGCATTTTCAGGCCCATCATTGTACCACTCATTGACTATTCTGCACAGTTCCCAGAGTATTTCAGAATTAGCGGTTCCATCGAAATTTTTATAATCTCCATCAAAGCCATTTTTGCCAACAGATTTGAGTTTACGATAAAGAGTCGTCCACTCTGGTCCGTCAACATTAATACCCATTGCTGAGCAAGTGCTTATTCGGTTTTTCATAAGGGCGGCGCAGAAAGCTAAAAAGTACATTCTACATAAAATTGTGTAGTCCACAGGTCCTATGCAGAAGACTCTAGTTTCTCCTCGCTTTACGCGAGCAGTCTTGCGTCGTTCATCTTTGAAGTTGTTCATCCAAAGGGAAAAACCTTTCTGCCCTTGCTTGGCTTGAGCATGGCGTCGGTCGAGATTATATCGAAGGGTAGGATCAGAAATTTGGTAATTATCAGATTCATCAAGGTCAAATAGGTATGATTTTCCTTTTTGACCAGGCAAACGGGTTTTTGTATAGGGAAATCCAGGAGAGGTTTGCATATCCATACGATCAAAGAACTCTACACCAGGTAAGCCATTAATGGCTTCGGATTCGGTTAGCACGCGAGGCTTAATATCAGTTTTCATGGTATTAATTTGTTGTTGTATATCATCGCATGCCATTCGTAGAAATTTTCGGGGAAATGGTTTATTAGGCTGACCATATTTGTCCAATTGCTTGGCCATCAGATCAGTACCGAAAATATCTTCATCAAGGCGAGTGTCCTTATTATGTAAGGCAGCAGGTTCGGTAACAGGTGGCTGACTAAAGATCCCTTGCAATTTGCTGGGACGGATCTTCGTTTTAGACGGTTGTTTGGTTTTGAGGTTGAATTTTCCTTCTACAGTGTAGTTGGAGGACTGGAATTCTACAGGTTGGGCGAATCGATCGAGAAGAAGTTCGCCATATTCGGGTGAGGCATCGAATTGATCATCTATAGTATATTCAGCAGAAAAGGAGGGGATAGCGGAAGCAAGCATCTCGAAGGTAACTAGGCTAGCTATGGCCGTGGCATTTGCATGATAGGCTGCAGTATGTATGCCAAGTATACATCCCGGTTTGGACATTTTAAGAGCTATAAGTGGAGAACCACAGTAGCCTGCAGGAGTGTTAATCTGCGTTGTCCAACCATGACGGATAATATAAGGTCGGCCTTCGGTAGGATCGTCACCTTCGAAGTAGTCTACTTCTTCTAAAGGGGTTGCTCGAGAAAACATTAAAGTGGAATTTCGCA